CTAACCTGCTGTTTTTGCATTATAATCGCCTTCTGCTGATTTGTCATGCTCTTCCTGTGTGTCAGTCAGGATATTTACGATCCTCACATCCTCTTTCGCATGCCCGTAAGTCTGGAACACGTGCTGCGGAGATTTCCACCCACCAAGCTTTGACACGGTGATCGGGTCGACGCCCTTGTGCAGGAGCGTGGTCGCAAAGCCATGGCGGCAGGAATGGAAGGTGAGGGGCTTGAGCTTCTTCATCTCGCCCCGGCGCAGCACCTTGTTCCATTGCGGCTTGGCCGTATCCCTTGACGAATATTTAAAGACCTTTTCCTCGGGCAGCCTTTCGCCCTCGATATTGGCAATGGCCACGACCAGAGCAGGCGGCATATGCGCCAGACGCTCTGAACCGACCTTCGTCTCTCGAATGAGTACGGTCGCCTTTGCCAGATCAACATCCTCCCAACGAACATCTACGGCCTCGCCAACGCGGGCGCCGGTCAGGAACATGAAGCAGCATAGCGCGCCGAGGTGCGGGTTCGCGTTCGCCATGAACGTCTGAACCCATTGCCAAGTCACGGGCGTTTTCTTCTTGGAGACGACGACAAATCGCTTTACCTTCAGGTGGCTGCACAGCTCCAGCTCAGCGGCGTGATTGATGACGGCCTGCGTCGGCACGATCACATGCCGGTTGCGGGTGGCCGCCGAGGCTCTCGGGTATAGGGTGATTGCGGCCTTCTGGACGTGGCCGGCCTTGATGTCAGCGACGAGGGTATCACGCCAATAGTTCTCGACGCTCTCAAGGAATCGGGTAGACTTCTGGGCGTTGCGATACAGGATCGCCGCCTGCGCAAAGGTCAGGACCGATCCCGGCCCATCAAAATGACCTTTCCACTGCTTGTCTTCGAGTTCCGAGATGAAACGCTCTGCTGCTGCCTTTTTCGCAGTGCCTGTAGAGCCTCGAAGTCTCCTTCCGGCAACCGTACCGCGGTAGTGGTAGATCTTGCCGCGCTTGTAGAGAGTGAGGGGCATGGCCTGCTGGCCTCCAAAATTGCCTCGATATCCTTCTGGATGAGGATCATACGATTGCCTATAATCCGGCATGCGCCAAGCCCCCTAGCGATTTCTCGCACTTTCCGGGGCGACCAGCCGAAATGCTCGGCAAACTGCTCTGGCGTCATAAAGTCGGGGCTGGTCATTTGGCCTCCATCGGAATAATCTTGAAATCCAAGATCGCATCGTCGCCGTGCTTGACAGTAAACCAGTCGGAAAGGTCGCGAAGGCTCAACTCATATTCCGAGGCAAACAGAACGCGGCTGAGCTTATCGAGCCGCCAACCGAGACGCTTGCGTATGGTTTTGGCCGAAACCGTGCTTTCGAGGAACGACTTCAGAATCCACCACCTGAACCAAGCGTTCAGGGGGACGAACTTCGTGAAGTTATTGCCATAGACGCAATATGCAGCGGCGGATTTCTGGTCCATGGCGGCCGGCCAATATGGGAGGTCTGGTGTCATCCTACCCCTCCTTCTGTGGGATGGCGGTAGGGCGCGCATAGAGAGGAGTAATGCTGGACTTCTTGTTGCCGACGATGTTTTCCAGCTTCGAAGCCAGCTCCTTCGCTCCGTCCTCAGTGAAGCAAAGCTCTTCGCCCCATCCTTTGCAGCGAACAACCCATGCTTCCGGCTCGGCTTCCCCTCCGCTGCCGGGATCGTCCTTGAGGACGTATTCGTATTTCACGCCGTCTTGGATATCGTGGTCGCCAAGGTCTTCCTCGGCATACCAAATATCGCTCGGGCCGCAGAGTTCACTCGACAACTCCCGGAACGGTCGGTAAAGCCAAATCCGCTCCGGAACGGCAGACTTCACCTTCACAGCCGGCAATTCCGTCTCTATGGTCATGGGGTTGGCTCCTGAGGGGTGCGAAGATCGCGCGGCGCCCGAGAACGGTTGATCTCCCGGAGCTTCTCACCGAAGCGCCTATTCGCCTCTTCCTGCGTTTCGGCATACTCGACTGCGCCGCAGTTGCAGAATTCTGGCTGCGTATGGAAACGAGTGCATGGGCAGAAATCATCGTGTTTAATCTTCACCACGACTAGCCTCCTTGAATGCATCCCAAAGACCGTTGGCGATGATAAACTCGTCGCGCCGTTCCACCATTCGGCGGAACCGATCAGCTTCCTCTACAGGCAGAGGCATGACAGTTTTTGTCACCCTTAAGGGCTCTAATGCAGATTGGACCTTGCTGAGGATAATCATTTCCTCGTTCGGGATAAATCCGTCCTGATCGCAATCGGCATCTGCGCGGTTGTCGAAATATTGCTCGCACGCTTCAAGCGCTTCGATTGTGTCGCTATCCGCCACCGGTTGGGCGATCTCCTTGAGGGCAGCATCGATCGCCTTCCGCAGCACCGGCTTCGTTATCTTGCCGTCCCATGCTGAGCAGATTTTCCAGGCGGCGTCGAAAGCGCGCTGGTCGGTGTCAGAATTGGACATAATCTTCCTCCCGAACAGGAGAGTGGGCGGCAGGCCGAATGCATCCTTTGGGCATCCAGCTAGTTCCGTTCTGATAACAGCGGTCTTCCCCGCCTTCGACGGAATAGCAAGTATCGCAGATTTTCCGGGTAGGCTCGTCGATCTGCCTCATGTTGGCCGGCCGAACCTTGATCAAGAGCTGATCGTTCTTCTTGAACACCTCGGAAGCTTCGATGCCTTCGCCCGACGCATCCTTGCCAGCGTCGACCTGAATGACGAACTTCGATCCGCGCTCTCGGATGACGGTTCCATGGAACACCATCGGCAGCTCGGACGAATCGTATTCATCGGACTCCCAAAGGGACCAATCGAACTCGACGCGCTGCCCAGCGCTGAACATCGGCATGCGCTCGGAGCATTTGAACTTCAGGCTATAGACGGAGCTGCCCTTGAGCGCTTCCCGTAGATTGGCGCGGCGCTGGCATGTCGCCTTGTCGATCGCGCAATTGACGCATGTGGCGTAGTGGGTCATTAGACGTTCCTCTCATCTGCTGGCTTAAACAGCGCCCTCGGCGGAAGCGGGATCTTCGTCTGCCGAGCTGCGGATTTCTCCGATACCGGGAAGCCGGCGGATTTGATCTTCTGCTTGGGAGCAATCGCACCTGTCGCCTTGTCGCGGGACCGATCGGCCTTGCGGATGCTTCGGATATCGTTCGCCGTCTTTTCTGCGTGGCAGACACGGCAGATCAATCTTCCGTTGGCAACCGTAGGCTCTCCGCCAAGGGCACAGGGAAGGATGTGATCCACGTCCCCCTCTCCAAGCTTTAGAACAGCTTCACAGGCTTCGCATTTGCCGGCGGCGCGGGCGATGATGGCGGCTTTGGTCTTGCGGGTGAATTCCAGGCGCGTCATCCGAGCACCTGCAAAATGACAGCCAAGCTGAAAGCCCCCAGTACAATGATTATCCCAGACTTCGCTTCACCAGCGGCGGCTCTGTCAAACTTAAATTTCTCAGCAGTGACGCCGAGTCCGGCAGCAAAGAAGGCGGCAGCTGCATAAAGAGCTATCGATACGACTGTGATCACTTGCTTGTCTCCTGACCGCTAAAGGCCGTTATGACACGCTTCCACCAAGGCTTACGGTCCTGCTTCTGCATGCCTAGTTCCTGGCGAAGGCGCTGCGTGGTTTCCTCACGCTTGACGAGATAGGCGACGGTAGAGGCTCTGCAGTTTGGGTAGCGTATTGTGTGGCGTTCGACTGTCTCGCTCATGCTGCTCTCTCCACGCTCTCGGGGGTGATGCCAAACTCCAGTGCGATGAACTCGATCGCCGAATCCAGGAACCGGCAGAACGTCGGCTCATCCATGTTCTCGAACGAGATCGAGGCCGGAACCTTGATGACGTAGCCGCCCATGATCACGTCATCGGTGTGGCCGGTGCGGAGTTTAACGAGCTGGTGCAAAATCTTCTCGTTGGGTGCGCAGTGCGTGGCCTCGACAACGTTGCGGAGGAAGGCCCAATAGAAGGCGAGGCGCTTCGGAACGCGACCAGTGCGGATCTCCACGCGAATGCGCTCGCCTTCAGGGATTTCGGCAATCCGGTCACGATCGGCTTGCATCTCTCCGGTGAGGTTTGGGCCACGCCGCGTCACATAAATCGGGGGTGTTTCTGACTTCTTGGCCATCACTCACCTGCCAGCAACAAATTATCGCTCTCGACCTCACGTGCCAGCCGGTCCTCCAGGCCGGCGAAGTGGTCGGCGAGCTGCTCAAGGAACGTCCGGTTCCACCCGTTCTTCGTCGCTTCGATGCGGTAGCTGGCCTTCAGCTTTTCGAATGCCGCGAAGGTGTGAACGTCGATCATGTCGGAGGCGATCGACTTCGTCACACGCTCCCATTCACCGTCGCGCTTCAGTTGAGCGGAGGATTTCGGCGGCTGCTCCGGGTCAGGACGGCTGTGCTCGCGATCAATCGCCGTCTCTGCATCGTCATCGGTCGGAGGAAGGCCAAGGGCGGCCATGAGGGAATACCGCATGGCGTAGGTCAACGCCGAGCCGGCGCCCTGAGGATCGCGCTTTGCCATGGGCATTTCCATGGTGAATTCGATCGTCTCTTTAGTCGCCGGGTAGGCTATCGTCGTCTTGACTTCGATAGAGCCATCGACGATCTTGCCGGGGGACTGCAGCCACATGAGGCCACATTCCTGCATGTGAGGCCGGATCGTGTCGGTGACTGCCTCAAGAGAAGCGTAGTTGTTTTTGAAGTGAGGGTTTTTGCTGTCTCGCTTGACGCCTCGAACAAGACCCTGGAACTTGAACAGCGCTGTGTAAATGTTGTCGGTCATCTCAAGCTGCCTTATGGTTCATGGCGATACGGATATCGTGTTGTTCTGCCATCTCCGCGCGATCGAGGTAGAAGCAGCCATCGCTCTCGCGATTGTCAGCCCATTTCAGATAGCGAGCACGCCTTACCGGGTCCGTGGCGATCTCCGCCATGTCTCGGTACTCCTGAGCGTCTTCGAACGCTGTGTCGGCGTATGCGCGATATTCATCTGGCGACATAGCTGCTCTCCTGATTGGTCCGATCTTCGGTTCTGTATTGGCTCTCCATCCAAGCCGCCGATCCGATCATCGCCACAAATCCGAGAAACAGGCAGACAATCGCCTGGGTCTTGAGTGAGATGAGGACGACCGGAGCCGGGGTAACGGGCTGCACGGCGCATGCTTCAGCGGGACAACCGCATTCACGCTCGGTACGGAATCCGCAGGTCATGGCTTGACCCCATCTTTGGCTATGAGGTAATCTCTGGCCGCTTCAGATGCGCGCCGTGCCGCAGATCCATTGACGCCAAGAATTTTCGGTCCCTGCATCGTGGCGTCGTAGGTCACTGCATCCGCCATCAGGTCGATTACGGTCTCGGCCTTCTGCAGCGATTCCCGCAGCCGATCACGTTCCTCGGTGAGGGCGCGGTTCTCGTCGCGAACCTTCCGAAGATCGGCGTACGGGTCGACCTCGGCGCGCTCACGAATGACGGCATCCCAGCCCCACATGTCCATTTCATCGGCGATCTCTTTGAGATATTCGAAATGGTTGGAGGTGCCGAAATAGACGCGGTCGCCTTCGTCCTCTGCGTGCTCAACAACTTCCTGAACGTGACAGCGGAACCGCTCAAGGAGCTTGCCGCGCGCTATGGACTTTGCTTTGAAGGCGCTCGCCTCCGGCTGCGTGATCTCGCTCATTGACCAGCATCCTCCATCTCAACCTTCGTGATGGTGTAGCCAAGGAGGATGGCGAGATCGGCGAAAGCCTTCTGCGCTGCCTCGATGTGGTATTCAACATCGCCACCTTTGGACCAGTAGGCGACGTTAAGGCGGTTTTCGACTTCGTGAGCTTTGAGCCCAGCAAGGACGATAGCTCTCGGGTCAATAGCTTCGGTCATCGTCTCGCTCCCTACTCAGCCGCTATGGAATGAAGGGTGGCGGCATAAAACCGCTCAAGCCTCGCCGCAGCACTATGCCCGGTGAACCGCTTCGAAACCTCGATGCTGGCGTCAAACCCTTGGGATTCGAGCTTCGCATAATCAAGGGCAGCATCGATAACGTCGAAGTAATCGATGGCGTCCTCGCGGTTCGAGGAAAGGTCTGGCTCTCCGCGATCCCAGCCTTGGAAGTAGCCAACAGCTCCGGTGCGGTACAAAACTTCGATGCGCCAAGTTCTTTCCATCATCTTCATCCCGTCCCGTTGTGTAAATCGTCGTCTGCGTTGTTCGATCGCTTTGAATGGCCCCGGAGGACCGTGGCGGAGGAGACCGGTCAGTAGTCGTCGCGCCAGTCGTCGTAGTCGTCGTAATCGGCTGAGAAATCGTGGCTTTCGAAGATTTCGGTGCACCAAGCATTCTCTTCGTCATCGGTCAGTTTGATTGGGCCGGCGTCGGTGAATGACTTCAGGATCTCGACCTCGCCGCCTTCTGGCGGGTAGCAGCTTTCTGCTGGGCCGGAAGAAACGCCAGAATCGTAAGGGGTGATCGAGTATTCGACGGTGATTTCAGTCCCGTCTTCCCGTTCGAAATCCTTGAAGTACGTTCTGGCCATTTCGTCTCACTCCGGTTTCCAGATGATCCGCAGTGGCGGTCTGGGTTGGTTGCTTGCTGAAATCATTTCTATCCGCTTTAGAGGATACTGTCAATGGAAATATCCGCTATCGAGGATAAATCTATTCCGAGACTAGTATTCAGCAACGCCTCGGCCACCGATGCCGAGACCGATAGCCTCACGTAGCGACTGCTCTTCTGGAAGCGTTTCGCCGTATTCATCAGCGGCCTTGCGGACATCGACGCGGTACATCCCCGTCGCCTTTGCAACTTGCCCTTCGCTTAGTACGCCTTCGACATGAAGACGGACGAGGACGGCCCGCATACGGTCACATGCTGCACAGGGGCCGGGAGAACGGGTGTAAGAGCCGTTGTGCCCGAGGGAGCCGTATTTCTCGCGGCGCGTCTTCCATGCCCGCTTGCGGATCTCGCTGATGGTTTCAGCCACGGCGGCGGCTCCTCTTTTCCTTGAGACGGTCACCCATGACGCAATCGCAGTAGTGACCGGTTTCGTCATCTTCGATGTCTCCGAAGTCGAAGCACTTAGGGCAGGCCTCGTACCCGCGCCGTCGTTGTTCCGCACTGATTTCGTCGCACTTCTTGTTCGCGAAATAGATGCGCTCGTCGCCCATCGGGGCGCTATCGATCAGCCTGTCATGGCGCTCCATGGTTTCGTGGAGGAGTGAGGCCAGATCGAAATCGGACAAATTTGAGTAGCTCATGACCTTCCCTCTGCCTTGGAGATCGCAGCTTGCATTGCGTCGAGGACAGATGAAGGCTCACCGGGAGCGACTACATTTTTCCGATAGACCGACTCAGCCAGCTTAAGAGCTTCGAGCAGCAGCCTATTTTCAATCACGCATTCCGGAATGTCGGCCGGGGTCGGGAAGGAATAGGGCAATCCGGCCTTAAGGTAGTCGTGCGCCTCCTGCCACTTGTAGGCCAACATCTGGACGTCACGGATAAACGTGCGATACCGGTCTTCGTCGATGCGGAGCCGCTCAATCTCGTCGGCTGCCTCGCTCATGATGCGGGTATCAGCACCGGTGCATTTGTCAGGGCCGTCAGGCAGGCCTCCGCAGAACTTGCAGGGCTCGTCGTCAGGAGTCGTCCAGTATTCCGGCGACCTGCGGTCATAAGGGCAGATCGGAAGCGGCTCGTTGGATCTCAGGCGTTCGACAATGTCGATCATGCATACCTCCCGTAATAATCATCGTATGCGTCACGGGCGGCTTCTTCGGCGGCGGCATCCAGGTCCCGATTAAGCTCACGCAGTTCATTGTGATAGGTGCCGTAGTCGATGCGACCGGCGGCATAATCGTCTTCTAGCTGCTCGCATGCCTTTTCGTACCAGTTCGGTCCCATGGTCAATTCCTCTGTTTTCTACCACTCCTTTATATCCTCTAATGAGGACACGCACAAGCTCTATCCCCTATCGAGGAGATTTTTCTTGATGCAAATCGGGGAGGAGCGTACAACAAAGAAATGCCCCGGACTGGTAACGAGCCAGCCGGGGCGATTGGTAGCGGTTTTAGACCTGGAAGTTTTGTCCGCCGCCAATGAAGAATGACAACGTTATAGCATTACGTTTCATTCGTCTCAACCTAAAAAACCTCCACACGGCACCCGATGGCCACGAATTTTCGGAGCTTACGTGCATCGAGGCAATTTGCTGGCGATGCATAGGGAATGGCCTAAATGCATGCAAACAAAAGCCTGGCAATGGTTCACTTTCTATCCAGGCCCCTTGGCACGGCGAAAGCCGCGTAGGCACAAGAGGCGGTTTCGGGGATCGACTCCTGAAACTGCGGTCCAGAGCCTTAATGCTGGATCGGGGAATATGAGTACCCTGCCTTCGGGCTCTGCTTAGTCAGCAGCTTGGTTGCTATACCAAGGGGGAAAAGGGACACCTATGGGAAGAGAAAGACACACTGAAAAGCTCTTTCAACTTTCTTTACCAAAATCCACAAGAGGATATCCTCTGTAAAATTAGCTTGGTCGCATTCACTGAGAACGTGTACAAATTAGGTTCGAGTCCGAAAGCGTACGGACTAGGTTCCTAACCCAGCTTGCGCAAGCTGTGAAAATGACCCACACTAAGAAAACATTCCTAACAATCGTGGCGGGAGAAATACCAATGCGTGTGTCAAGGCTGCGAAGCATCCTAGACGATATGAGTGAGGAAGAGAAGAGGTCCGTCGCCGACGAGGTTAAGCCTTTTCTCGCTTCTGCAGGATCTGCAACACAGCCGCTCGATCATCGGGGTTCTGCTCGATCAGGGAAAGAAGCTGTTCAGTCGCCGGGGAAATTTCGAATCCATAAACAATCCAAGTGAGACTGACGCCCAGCTCCTGGCATACGGCTATGAGGCTTTCAATCGTCGGGTCTTTCCCCTCACTCAGGATAGAGTGAACATATCCAGCGCCTTTCCCAGCCTTGAGAGATATCTCCCGCTTGGATCGGTTCGAGTTTTTAAGCGCGTCCTCTAGACGCTTTCGCCATGCTTCGTCTGCCATGGCTGCAATATCCTCTAAATCAGATATTTTCGCACGTCCTTCATAGAGGATGCTTGACGTGTCCGCTAAAGAGGATATAGTTAGCGTCATGGCAACAAATCTTTCTGAAAAACTGCTCTCCGAAGTCAACGACTTCCTCCGCGAAACGGAGATGGGGCCTTCCTATTTTGGCAAGGCCGCATCCGGGAATTCCGAGCTAGTCAAACGGCTCCGGGAGGGTAAGCGCGTCTGGCCCGAAACGGCTGATAAGGTTCGCATTTTCATGCGCGAACATCGTCGCAAGGCAACCGCAGCATGACCCTCCCCATCGAATACAGCACTACGGCAAACGAGGTTGCAGCATGAGCGACGTTGACACAGGCGGCCAAGCCTACCCCGGCAATCACAGCTACGTCGATGGGTATCCTTCCGAATGGGAGGGGCTGACGATGCGCGACAGAGCAGCGATCGAAGCCCTCCCAAACTCGCTGGAGCGGTCGGTTGAAATTGAGAAGCGATACGAAGGCGGCGACGAGAACGATCTGAGGATCGCAAAGCGTGCGGCATATCTCGCTTACCTCGCAGCCGATGCACTGATCACAAGAAAACGAGAAACCGATCCGAAGCCGCGCGCCTATGACGCCGCCGCCGACCGGCCATTCTGAGGAGGGCGTATCATGAGCATCGAAGTAGTAGTCAAGGGCAATAAGCGCCCCGAAGATAGAGTTTACCGCAACACCTGCAATCATTGCGGATCTCTTCTCCAGTTCAACGCAAGCGATGGTTACTCGGCAGGAACCGGCCCCGATGGCAGCGCTATCGTTGTTACGTGCCCCGAGTGCAAAACCGAGGTCTGGACCGCGATTGACGCTTATCAAAAGCCGATGTCCGACGCGGATATCAAAGCTCTCACACGACGCATGGGAGGCTAACGCATCATGAGCAGCCTTCACAACGATCTCGACACGTGGGCCAACAAGTCCATAGCCCAAGGCAATGACCGGATCGAGATTTTGAACTCGACGGCGCACGAGATTGCCGAAACACTCCGAGAGCATCAGCAGCTTCGTGACGCCATGTTCAAGCCGCAGTCCGCCTCTGACCACTACGAGGGCGATGGCGGCATCGTTGCTGAACTCCTTGCCGCTCTGAAACTCGCAAAAGATCATTCTGAACTCGAAGATGAGGTTCTGGACATCGTAGATGCGGCCATCGCCCAGGCTGAAGGCGGCGTAGCGATTGCGCCCCTTACCGTCATGGATGAATCCGTCAAAATCGATCCCATTAAATGGGCAGAGCAGTCCGCAAAGCTACAGATCCTCAAGGAGATCGAGCGCTGTAACGGCATTCTGGAAACTCTGGACGCCTCGATCGGGAAGACCGAAGGCGGTGAAGCATGAGCGATGGAGCAAACGACGCCCTGCGATCCTACATCCGCGCCGGAATGCCGCTTGACCGGACGGTCGGCAAGGCTTGCCCGCACTGCGGACGGTGGAGCTACACGAGAAACCAGTGTCATCCAAAGCAAAACCTTTTTTGTGCAGGTGCAAGCAGCATGACCACCTACCAACCCAAGCAGAAGCGAGAGGGGGGCGCGGCATGACCAGAGACGAAGCTCGAGCCACTTGGCAAAAAGCCTGCCTCACGTTCGCAGATCTGACGCTTGGCAGGCTTCAGACCCTCCGTGACATGATCGACAGCGAGATGAGGGCCAGCGGCCTGTTCGTGCCGTCCGATCGGACCGGCGGCACATATCGAATGCACAAGGCAATTGACACTGGCCTCGGTACGGATGGCTGGTGGGCTTCTCTTCAATGCATGTCCTATTACTTCAAAAACCGCGAGGCGGTGACATTCAACGGGAATGGCTTCATCGGGTTCGCCGGCTGGTCTGACGATCATAACGTGCAGCCCATTCTTTCGGCATTCACGAAGTGGGTCCGATCCCTCCCCACTACCAACACCACCCTAGACGAGAAGGAGAGGTCAGCATGACCAACTTCCATGTCGGCCAGAAGGTCGTCTGCATCTGGGAAGACACTGGCGAGCCCGGCCCTGAGCCAAAGTGTGGCGTCGTGTACACCGTATCTGCCGTATTCATGGCCGCTGACCTTCCTCACATCGACTTGGTGGAACTGCCGTGCCCGGATACCGACGAATGGTTCGGCGGATACAAGGCAGAAGCCTTCCGCCCCGTCGCCGAGCGCAAGACCGACATTTCAATTTTCACCGACATGCTCACCAAACAACGCACCGGAGTACAGGCATGATCTACGTTCTCGCAGCCATTATCCTTACGCCAATCACCATTGTCTCGTTCGCCAAGTGGTTCAAGCGCCAAGTCGAGCTGGTCAACCCCAGCTGCGACAATGAAGGCGAAATCGAGAGCTACCTCGCTGACGGCTTGGCACTGGCTCTGGCGAAGGATGCGGCGTGATGAGCGAGTTCAAACCCATCTCGACAGCTGACAAGGACGCTCACCGGCTTCTCCTCGGCATAGTCAGGAAGGGCGTCTTGGAAGAGACGCACATCGGCGGCTTCCGGTACGCGATCAACTATGACGAGGAATCATGCTGGTGGAGCGACCAGTGCGACGATGAGATCGTTCCGACGCATTGGGCAGAGATCCCATCAATCACCCTTTCCAACCCCGACAGCGCTCCCACCCCTCCCGAGTGAGCCTGTCAGGCGCTGGGATCGCCTTTTCCCCCTCCTTGAGGCGGTCCCAGCAACCTAATCCTCGGCTTCGACCATGAAGCCACAAGACGTACTGCAAGCAGCCCGATCGACTGAAACCCCTCAACCGGGCTGCTTGCTTCTTCCAGAGCCATCGAGGCGGCGGCGTTTCTGGCCTGGAAACTGAGAATTACGGGATCCCCGCGGCGGGGCCTGAGCGAAGAGACCGGGGCGCTAGACCCTCCTACAGAGCCTGCGCTCCGGTCGTCTTCTGAGTTTTGAGTGCTGTGTTGCATCTCTGTGGGCTCCTTAAGCACCCACAGAAAAACACAGGAGAATTGTTTTGCGTGACAAAAGTCAGGGCAAGGAAGACAGAAAAATGAGCGCTGAATACATAAGCACTGCAAAGGGGATGGCAGATTTCCTGCTTACCCGCGAGCACCGCGGACCCGGCGATACTATCGAGGCTGCCGCATATCGGCTCCAAACCAAATTCGGAGTGCCGGTCACGGTGCTCATGAGGCTTCGCCACCGCGAGGTCAAAGACATGCTGATGTCGAACTTCATGGCGCTGGCGGGCGCCTACAGCAAGGTATCCCAGAAAATCGAGGACGCTTACGAGCGTGAACGGGAGGTGGCAATTGATCCGAAAATTCTTCGGCTGGCTGATTTTGTGGCTGGCAAGAAAGTTGAGGGGTAGGTGATGAACTGGAAGCCAATAGACACAGCCCCGAAGGTTGAATTCGCAAGCTATCTCGGCTTCGACGCCGGGTACGCTGAAATGGGCCTTACGCCCGAGCACGCCCTCTGCGTCATCACATGGCTGGATGAAGACGAAGACATCCCAGAGGGGTGGCAGGTGCAGCCTCTCATGGAGGGTCTCGATATCGTCTTCGACGATCGAACCGACATTACCATGTGGTGCGAACTGTCTGAACTTCTCCCTAAGACAAACTGAGGAAACACAATGGCAATCTACAGTGAACGTGAAGCCGCTGCGATAGCAGAGAAAAACTACCTCTCTGGCGGAGCCCTCGGGCAAGGATACATCGGGAAGGCTACAGAAGGCCCGGTCGAACGATCCGCTATCGCCGAAGTCCATGTCGCCTTCAAACAGGCTGACGAGCTTTGCCGATATGCTGAGATGGTCGTCGCAAAGCTGATGGGAGGTGGTGCGCAGGAAGGCTCTACCGACGATCCGAAGACGCCCTATGGAGCCTTCCCGATCCTCATGGCGGAAGCAGTGTCCATCCAGCGCCGGATGAATGAGGCGATGTCTGCTCTTCGCCGCCTCGAAAGCCAGCTTCCCTAGCCCACCACCCAACACGAGACACAGCGAGGCGACGATGGCGTACCTGCTCTGCAACATTCACGAATATCTCATCCGATCCGATGACGATAAGCGCAGAGCCCTCAAGGAAGGGAAGAAGCTAGGCTTGACGTGGGTGAGCAGCTCGATCGCCGGATCAGGCTACCAAATGCGCTTCGCGAGGATCAAGCACGTCAAAGACGACAACCTCGTGCCGTTCGCCGGGAAAGAGCGGGGGATGCCGTTTTGACCTCGATCTCACGCCAAGAGGCTCAAGCCCTCCTCACCAAGCCGAAGCGGTCAAAGTACGGCGCCACGAAGACAATGGTTGATGGCATCACCTTCGATTCAAAGCGCGAGGCCGCCTATTACTCGGAACTCAAGATCCGCGAGAAGGCCGGAGAGGTTTCGGGATTGGCTCTGCAGCGTCCATTCCCGATCATCATCAACGGCCAAAGTGTCGGAAAATTCCTCTCGGATTTCGCCTTCATCGACCACACCCAGGAAGACCGCCTGCGCGTCATCGACGTCAAGGGCATGGACACCCCCCTCAGCAAGTTCAAGCGCAAGTGCGTCGAGGCATTCTATCAGATCAAGGTGGAGATAATTCGATAATGGGGAAGCGCAGCACATTCGAGCGCCGCAAGAACGGCGCCTATCCCACGCCGGCCGCACCGGTCGCCGCGCTGATCCCTCATCTCCGCGGCATCAAGACCTTTGCAGAGCCGTGCGCAGGCGAGGGGCATCTGGTTGGCCATCTGCAGCGCTTCGGCCTTGTCTGCGCCTACGAGGGCGATATCGAGTCTGGCTACGATGCTCTTGAATACCGGTTCGAAGACGAAGCCACCTTCGACGCCATCATCACCAACCCGCCCTGGACGCGCGAACTGCTCCACCCAATGATCCAGCGGTTCCAGTCGATCGCGCCAACGTGGCTGCTCTTCGATGCCGATTGGGTCCATACCCGCCAGGCTATCCCCTTCATCGACCAATGCAGCCACATCGTCAGTGTCGGCCGCGTCAAGTGGATCGAGGATTCCCAATTCACCGGCAAGGACAACGCCGCGTGGCACAGGTTCCATGTTCAGCATACCGGCGGCCCGCGCTTTTTCGCAAGAGAGGCAATCGCAGCATGAGCACAGTCGCATTTATCCGCCGCATGCTCGACGCTGGCTTCTCCCATGAAGATGCGTTGAAGGCGGCAGAGGCTTTCGAGGCAGTCGTTTATATTCCTAGATCGAAGGCCGCGATCAGGCAGGAGCGGTATCGCAACAGGCTGCAGCTTTCCGAAGATGAGTGGAATGGTCTGCGCTCTCTTGTCCAGGAGAGGGACGGTTACGCCTGCGTCTACTGCGGCACACAGGAAGACTCCCTCCACGTCGATCACGTTGTTCCTCTGATCCAAGGCGGGACGAACGACCCCGACAATCTCGCAACAGCGTGCAGGGAATGCAATTGCGGCAAAGGTGGCCGCACGGTGGAAGAATGGCGCGGAGCAAAGCAATGAACACATTCGACGATTTCTGGCGCGAATACCCGCGGAAGGTTTCCAGGAAAGACGCCATGCGCGCCTGGGAAAAGGCGATCAAGGTCGAGCTTCCCGCCGTCATCATCGCCAGCCTTCGGCGACAGATCCCGTACCTCAGCAGTAGACCGGTAGAGTTTCGTCCGCACGCCGCCACGTGGCTTAACGGCTGGCGTTGGGAGGATGAAGTTCAGGCACCGGAAGCACAGAAACAGACAGCATACCAGCAGAGGCATCAAAACGCGATCGACGTATTCGACCGGAAACTAGGATTGAAGGCCAATGACGAATTTACCGGCAACACTCTCGACCTTGCAGCAGGAGATTACCGTCCTCACTGAAAAGCTGGCGCCGGTATCAGACGATCACGTTGCTCGCTCTATCCGTTCGCTACTGGCGGCCGGCCTGTCGCTCCCCTCGGGGATGACGGTTGAGGCAGCGCCAGAGATCTACGCCTTCGCATTGGCCGGAGTTCCGGCCTTCGGTGTCCAGAAGGCGACGGCCGGCGTTATCCGCGGCGAATACGACATCAACAAGGGGTTCGTTCCAAAGCCTCCTGAGTTTGCGGCAATAGCCCGCCTCGAAACCAAGAACATCCGAGACGATCTGGTCAGGCTCCGCGAGAAGGAGGCAACGCTTGCTGAGGCCGCCAAGCCTCGCGAGAAGACCAGCGAAGAGCAGAAGGAACGCATTCGCCAGCTCCATGCCCAGTTCAAGGCCGCTCATGCCGAATCCAAGGTCAGCGAGCGCTATAACCCAGTCCCGGCAGAGATGACCGACGAGCAGCGAGAATACTGGGCTCAGATCCAGGCAATACGAGACGCCCCGACAATCACCGAGGAGCAACACGCGCTGCGCCGCAAGATTGCTTCATCCATCGCTAGCGCATCATCACAGGACGACAACCAGGAGGCCGCGGAATAGCAATGCGAGTAGTATCAGCGTTAGAGCAGCACGATCGTTACAAGACGTGCCCCCTGTCACCCAAGGACACTGACATAGTCATGATGCTCGCCGCCGGCCTTTGCCGGAAGGAGATCGCGAACGTCATGGGCGTAAGCCAGGCTGCCGTCTGCCAGCATATTCAGTCCGCCACCAAGATCCTTAATCTTCCCCGCAAGGACTCTGCGCTGGTGGCGCTGGCGTTCAGGAGTGGATGGGTGTCATGAACATGGCCCCCGATATCCACGTAACACCGAGAGAAATGGAAGTCCTGCACTGGGTCGCAGAAGGAAAGACGGCAGCGGAAATCGGCACGATCTTAGGCGTGTCATATATCACGATCAATCAACATATCCGAAACACCAAGGAAAAGTTCGGCGTCTACAAGGACACGGCTCTCGTAGCCAAAGCTCTTCGATCAGGCATCATCACATAGCGAGGCACGGAAATGGGCGGCACAATCAAGACTTCCTGGTACGCGCTGAGGCTCAAGCCCGGTGCGGCTCGGCCATACAGGCACGATGAGCGTCTCACAAACATCGAATGGTCACTGAAGCGAGAGGGCATAGACTACTACATGCCGATGGAACTGGCGATGAAAATTCATCACAGAACGAAACGGCAGATCGACAAGCGCTTTCCGCTTATCCCAGGCTATGCCTTCATGCGGGCCATCCCAAATGAACAGAACTGGCGGAAGGTCGCGGAGTGCGATTTCGTCTCCTCGATCATCGGCATCAACGGAACCCCTCTCGCATTGCCGGCTGCCCAGGTGGAGCTGATACAGATGGCAGAGAACAGCCTTCGCGAGCTGTACGAGTACCACAAGGCACTCAGGGCCTACGAGGAAGCGCAACGACTGCGCAAGGTGACCAGACGTGTCGCGGCTGAACAGTTCCCGGCCGGCGGCGTCATCACCATCAGCAAGGAGCATAGGCTGTTCGCCGGCCGTCGCGCCACCATCGTCGCCGCCACCGGACGCAACACGATCAAGGCCGTCATCGAGACGCTCAATGGCATGGCCAATGCGGAGATTCCACTGGAATTTGTGGAGGAGGTGGCATGACGATTGCTTTAATATACGCCCTGGTCGCGATGGGCGTACATGAAACAACTGACAGCTTCTGGAAGGGGACGATTTGGCCGTATTATGTCGGAAAGGTTATTGGACAAGCTGTTAATGCCCAGTAAGAGCGCTTGAAATCATAACCAAATCAGCATATAAATCGCAAAGTGATTTTTACGAGACGGTTCTGTTGCGGGATTCGCCGCGTCTCTGCTGGTGCTCACAGCCAGCGTTGGAAGAACTGTTTCTATAGATCGGGAACTAGTAGGGACCGGTGTAGGCGACAACCGCCGAAGATAGTTGTGGTCGGTTAATGGTGGCGCAAAGTCCTTGTGAGAGCCTCGCCTTCGGGTCCGACTAGGGCAAACCATTCGAGCATGCTCCAAAGGAGACTTGCTCTCGGGGGTCGGTAATTCCGAGCCCTGCCCATTCGAGGCAACGCCTCAACACGGTGTCGACGCTGCCTCGACACCCCATAAATCGGGAAGGCGCTGGACTTGACCGCTTAGCGGCGCGATAGGAGCCCGCCTTCCCGTACCCATCACCACCATCCCATAGCCCGTCGCTCACAGTGGCGGGCTTACCGTTTCAGGAGAGCGCGATGAGCTACACTGTGATCGTTGACGAGCGCGAACGCGAGCAACGCTTCGAGAATAGGCTCAACGTGCTCTATCGCCATTGTCGCATCGGTCGCGTTTCTCGCAAGATGCAGATCCTCGGTGGAAAGAAGGTTTCTCGTCCCTTCTTCCCGCCGCATCCTGGATGCTGGCCATTCAGAGGCGAAACTGGTGAGATAGCGCCCATTCTCATGCAAAAGACCTGCTGACATGACCCGCCACCTTCAACCCATAGCTCTCACCATCGCCATCTTACTGTTTGTGCTCGTTGGGGCGTTCGCGCTATCGAGCTGCCAGACCTATCAGCCGATGGGTGAGAACGTTTGGAGAGCGCTATGAGCTACCAAGAGATGAGTCTGCAGCGTCTCGAATCCCGCAAAGGGTATCGCCGGCCACTCGCGCCTCCCACGCCCAAAAGTATCGTTTCTGCCTTCATAGCCGAAAGAAAGCTGACCAGATCGGCATTCGCCAAGGAAATTGGCGTTAGCGGCGGCGCAGTTTCGCATTGGCTTTCCGAAAAGAGGAAAGTTCCAGGTCCGGTGCTCGCTTACATTAGCCTTTACAACGCTGCGCTACTCTCCAAACGGCTTGCGGACGTAGCATATAATTCTAACAATCCAGACAGATATGGCACATCGCCACAGGCGCAATAAACCACTTGGCGGAATGAAATTCTAGCTCTGCCGCTGATCGGCGTGGGCACAGGGCACCTCTGATCTTCGAACTTCAGGAGAAATCCATATGGCAAGTAGCTTCGACGCCATCAAGCCGGCTGGCTGGGTGTGGGCGGTAACGCCTTCGGATTCGGTAGATCTGGCAATCCCGACCCGATCGCTTTTCGTCGGCGGCGCCGGCAATCTTTCGGTCCAGGCATTCGACCCCACGACGAAGAAGATCGCCGCGGTCGTTATAACTGGCGTCCCGGCTGGAATGATCCTCCCGATCGAGGTGTCCCGCGTCAATTTCACCAATACCACGGCAACAAACATCGTCGCTCTGGCGTAACAGCATACCTTTGCACCAACCCATGAAAGGGAGTGCAGCGAATGGCCACCAAAGGCGCAAGAGGCGTCCGTCTCAACCCAACACATGACGATCGTACCAGGGCGAAGATCAAAACAAGTCAGATCATCAACCGCTTGGAAAAGTTGGTGAATGGCGAGATCGAAATGAACGCTCAGCAAGTCACGGCCGCCGGCATCCTTCTGAAGAAGACATTGCCCGATCTTTCAGCAGTGACGATGGATGGCAAGATCACGCTGACGCACGAAGACGCGCTGAATGAGCTTGACTGAACGCGAGAAGGAGATCCGCAGGAGACTGCGCGATGACTTCCCACATTACGCCAACAAATGCCTGAGGATAAGAACGAAGGCTGGAACGGTCGAGCCTTTCGCGCTCAATGTGGCTCAGACGTATCTGCATGGAAGGCTTGAGCAGCAGCTAGCTGAAACCCGCAAGGTTCGGGCTCTCATCCTCAAGGGCAGGCAGCAAGGCATATCGACCTACGTCGGCGGCCGCTACTATCACAAAGCGACACACAAGCGCGGTCGGCGGGTGTTTATCCTCACTCATGAGCAGGATGCCACGAACAACCTGTTCGGCATGGTCGAGCGCTATCACGATCACTGCCCCGAACTGGTCAAGCCAGTGACAGGGGCGGCGAATGCCAAGGAGCTTTCGTTCCCGAAGCTGGATAGCGGGTATGCGGTCGGCACGGCCGGAGCAAAGGCGGTCGGCAGATCGCAGACAGTGCAATTCTTCCACGGCTCGGAAGTCGCTTTCTGGCCGAATGCGCCGACACACTTCGCAGGCGTCGTCCAAGCCATCCCGGATCTGCCGGAAACGGAGATTATCCTCGAAAGCACGGCGAACGGCGTTGGTGGCGAGTTTCATGAGCGCTGGCAGCAGGCGGAAGCGGGGATAGGCGATTACATCGCTATCTTCATCCCTTGGTACTGGCAGCCTGAATATTCGCGGCCTGTCCCGCTAGGGTTTGTCCTCGATGAAGAAGAAGAGAAATACCGTGAGTCCTACGGGCTTTCTCTTGAGCAAATGGTGTGGCGCAGAGCCAAGGTTGCCGAACTGAAAGACCCCACGTTGTTCAAGCAGGAATACCCGGCCACGGCGGCTGAAGCGTTCCAGATGACGGGCCATGATGGGTTCATAAAGCCTGAGCCTATCGTCAAGGCGAGGAAAGCAGAACTAGAGGGCATCGGCCCGCTTATTCTCGGGGTCGACCCATCGCGGTTTGGTGACGATCGGTTCTCAGTCGCTTGGCGGCGAGGGCGAAAGGTCACGAAGCGTGAGAGCAAGACGAAGCTAGACAACGTTGCCGGCGCCAACTGGATAAAGCAGATCATCGACGTCGATAAGCCTGACAAGGTGTTTATCGACGTGGGCGGCCAAGGCGCCGGCGTCTTCGACATCCTCAATAGTTGGGGGCCTCCATATTCTGATGTGTGCGAGGCTGTCGATTTTGGCGGATCTCCGCAGGCGATGGATATCATCCTGCCGAATGGCGAGACGCGGCCTGGTCCAAGAAACAGACGAGCGGAAATGTGGATGCGCTCACGTGATTGGCTGGATGAGTCCGGTGGAGCCGACATCCCCGACGAAGATGCGCTTCAGACGGACGCCTGCAGTCCTCAATACCGATACGACGCAAATCAGTATCTGCTCATCGAATCCAAAGAGCAGATGCGCAAGCGCGGTGTCCGCTCTCCTGACGAATGGGATGCGGTCGCGCTGACATTTGCAGCTCCAGTGACAGAGCGGAAGAAGAAAGCTGACCCCCGCAGTGGTGGGGCCGGCAGTTGGATGGGATGATTCATGGCTGATATGGAAGACATCCTGACGGAAGCCAAAGAGGCGTTCCGGCGCGTCTCTGACTTCGAGGACGAAAACCGCAGCGAGGCGCTTGAGGACATCCGGTTTTCCCGTCTGGGTGAGCAATGGCCCGAAAAGATCGTCAAGCAACGGGAGATCGAGTTTCGCCCCTGCCTGACGATCAACAAGATGCCGGCCTTCATCCGCCAGGTCGTCAACGACTCGAGGCAGAACAAGCCGTCGATCAAGATCCACCCCGTCGATAGCGGGGCCGACGTCCAGACCGCCGATGTGATGAACGGCCTGATCAGGAACATCGAATACACCTCGAATGCCGACGTGGCCTATGATACCGCGATCGAAGCCAGCGTCTCCGGCGGCTTCGGCTATTGGCGCATCGGGCTCGACTACGCCTATGACGACAGCTTTGACCTTGACCTCTGCATCAAGCGCGTCTCCAACCAGTTTTCCGTCTATGGCGACCCTGATAGCACGGAAGCAGATTCATCGGATTGGAACAGCTCTTTCATCGTCGACCGTATGAGCCGTGAAGAGTTCGCCCGGAAGTACAAGGGCAAGAAGAACGTTGACGACGGAGAGATGGCCGTCGACTTCGAAAGCGATGCCTGGAGCCAGTCCAACGATTGGCTCGACGACAAGACGGTTGTCATCGGCGAATGGTGGAAGAGGGAGCAGGTAGAGAAGAAGATCATCCTGCTTTCCGATGGGCGCGTCCTCGACGAGGAGATGACCAAGCAAGACCCGATGACCATGGTGCTCATCAACGAGGGCGTTCTGCAGATCAAGCAGTCGCGCACCGCCAATTCGCACAAGGTCACGCAATACATCATGACCGGCGCCGACGTCATCAAGACGAACGACTGGCTCGGCTGCTACATCCCGATCGTCCCGGTTTATGGTGACGAGATCATCGTCGAGGGCAAGCGCTACTTCCGCAGCCTGATCCACAGCGCCAAGGATGCGCAGCGGATGTTCAACTACTGGCGCACGACAAGCACGGAGCTTGTTGCGCTGGCGCCTAAATCGCCTTGGATCGGCCGCAAGGGCACGTTTGACGGCGATTCCGCCAATTGGGCGACGTCGAACACGAAGAGCCATCCGTATCTCGAATACGACACCGAAGCCCCGCAGCGCATCCCGCTAGACAGTGGGCCAGCGGCCGGCGCTCTGCAGGAGGCGCTGAACTCTTCCGACGACATGAAGGCGATCATGGGCATTTACGATGCCTCGCTGGGCGCCCGGTCGAACGAAACCAGCGGCAAGGCGATCATGGCCCGCCAGAGGGAAGGGGATGTTGCGACGTTCCACTTCATCGACAACCTGTCGCGCGCCATTCGTCACACCGGCCGCATTCTGATCGACATGATTCCGAAGGTCTACACGCAGGAACGTATCATCCGCGTTATCGGTGAAGACGGCTCACATCGCGCCGTTACGATCAACGCTCAGGAGCCAAAGCCACAGCTGGACCAGAACGGCCAGCCGGTCACGAATGCCCAGGGTGAGCCCATGCAGGGCGTCTACAGCCTGACCTCTGGCAAATACGACCTGACAGTAACGACCGGCCCGAGCTTCACCACGAAGCGCGAGGAAGCCGCCTATCAGATGACCGAGTTCGTCCGGGCCTTCCCGGATGCAGCCCCTGTCATTGGTGACATTCTGGCGAAGAACCTTGATTGGCCTGGCTCCGAAGAGATTGCCGAGCGTCTGAAGGCCATCAACCCGGCGCTGAAGCAACAGCAGGGCTTGCCGCCTGAAGTGCAGCAGATGATCCAGCAAGGCCAGCAGGCCATTCAGGAGCTGACGCAGAAGGTCCAGGCGCTGGAGGCAGACAAGAGCGTTGATCAGTTCAATGCCGATACCAAGCGCATGCAGGTCGAAGGAGATCTGCGCAACGATGCGATCAAGATCCGGCAGGACGCAGACACGAAACTGACGACACATGCAATGTCCGTCAGCCAAAAGGCCAATCAGGCGGCAATAGCTAATGCTAACGCCGCCCAAGACCCCACGCGCCAAGGGTAAGCGGCGCAATTACGGCCTTGGGATATGCGGCCATCTGGTGCCAGACTTTATGGCGTGGATCATCGGTTTTGAAACGCCATACTCTGCCGCAAGATGAGACTGTTTAGCGCCCGAGGCCAGCTTAGCTAGTATTTGGACAACTTCAGCCTCAGTCAGCCGTGAGTTTGGATTTGCCTCACCTAACTGGCTTTCATACACACCTCCGGACTTTCTGCCACTTCCGGGCCGTCTACTTCCTGAAGTGACATAGCTCGCTTTGCGAAGACCGGCTGAAAAGGCATGGCGCATATTTTGGCTAGGTGTCACCCATTCGAGGTTTTCAACGGCGTTGTTGGCCTTGTTCCCATCAAGGTGGTTGACCTGAAAACCAACTGGTCGAGGCCCAAGAAACGCCTCAGCAACGACACCGTGGACCGTTCTGTTCTTGTGCCTTCCCTCCATTGGGCAGGGAATCTGCACCGTTAGATAGCCCTTATAGGTCGGCGAGGCTTTTCGAATAACACCAGTCTTGATGTTGCGGATGTCCCCTGCGGACGATGCCTCATAGGCGCCTTCCAAGCCTAACACTGGTTTCCAGATCATCACCAATTCTTCTCCTTTTGGTTTCAGGAGAGAATACCCCTTTCACCAACCTTTCACAAGTAAAACAAAGGAGTGAACCTCTATGGATGAGGCTTTGACGGCTGTTGCCGAAGCACAGGCCATGCCTGCAGGCGGAGAACAGCAGACCAACACGGCAGACAACGCAGCGTCAGACGTCGAGACGGAAGGCGCTGCGGCTGAAGCAGAGGGCGCGGAAGGCCAGGAAGGCGAGGGCGAAGCAGAGCCGGAGCTTGTCGAGGTCGACTACGACGGGAAGAAGCACAAAATCCCGGCTGAACTGAAGGACGCGCTCCTTCGCCAGCAGGATTACACTAGGAAGACCCAGGAAGTCGCGGAAGAGCGCAAGGTCGTCGAGGCCAAGCGAGCCGAGGCCGATCAGATCTTCCAGACGTCGCAGGAGGTGATCGAGGCGAAAGCCCACATTCACCACCTCGATTCCCAGCTGAAGCAGTACGAAGGCGTCAACTGGCAGCAGCTGGAAAACGAAGATCCCATGGCGGCCATGTCGCACTGGCGGAATTACCAGACGCTGAAAGAAGAGCGCGGTCAGGTCGCAGGCTACCTGACACACACGACAAACGAACTGTCCGAAAAAGCGAAGCTGGACACAGCCAATCGCCTTCGGGAAACACGCGCGTTTGCGGAAAAGAGCATCCCCGGCTGGACCGAGGACATGGACAAGAAGATCACCGATTTCGCACTCGGCAAGGGCTTTACGCGTGAAGCGTTGCAGAACGCCTACAGCCCGCAGACGTATGAAATCCTGTTCCTCGCCCATCTCGGCCATCAGGCAATGATGCAGAAGACCGCACAGCCGAAGCCAAACACCACCATCGCTCCAAAGCCACTCGAAACCGTCGCCGCCAAGGCTTCGGCAGGTCGCGTGCCGCCGGAGAAGATGGGCATGGATGACTTCGCGAAATGGATCAACAAGCGCTGATCTAGCGCATTTCCCAAGGTAAACGAAAATGGCAAATACCACGCTTACCGCGAGCATCATCGCGAAGGCGGCCGTGGCTATCCTCGACAACGAGCTGGTCATGGCCCGCAAGGTTTTCCGCGGCTACGAGGAAGACATCAACAAGAAGGTGAACGGATACACCGTTGGCGACACGCTGACCATCCGCAAGCCGACCGACTACACTGTCCGCGACGGTAAGACCGCCTCGGCGCAGAACGTCACCGAAGGCAAGACCACGATCACGGTCAACAAGTTCAAGGGCGTCGACTTCAAGTTCACGTCTCAGGAGCTGACCCTGAACATCAAGGATCTGTCCGAGCGGGCCATCCGGCCGGCCATGATCCAGCTTGCCAACCAGATCGACGTCGATATCCACCAGTTGTACAAGAAGGTGCCGAACTGGGTCGGGACGCCTGGCAACCTCATCAACTCGTTTGCGGACTTTGCCAAAGGCCCTGAACGTCTCGATGAAGGCGCCGTTCCGCAAGAAGGCCGCACTGGTGTTCTCTGCCCATCTGACCATTGGGCGCTCGTCGGCTCGCAGACCACGTTGTTCAACGATACGATCACCAAGCCTGCCTACCGCACCGGCATGACCGGCAACGTGGCCGGCGTTGACCTCTACATGACCCAGAACGTCGCTACTCACACCACGGGTACGCGTTCCGGCTCTATTCTGGTCAACGGCTCGATCACAACGGCGACAACGACCTATGACAGCGTCAAGGACACCAACCAGCAGACGATCGGCATGGACGCCTTCGGCGGCGCCACGCAGACCGTCAAGGCCGGCGACGTGTTCACGATCGATGGCGTTTTCGACGTCAACCCGGTCACCAAGGCACCGCTGTCGTTCCTGAAGATGTTCACGGTCGTTTCCGACGTCACCGCGTCCGGTTCGGCCGCAAACGTCGTCGTCTCCCCGGCCCTGATCTGGACCGGCGCCTTCAAGAACGTCGATGTCCAGGGCGTCACCGACCTGAACAACCAGCCCGTCACCTTCATGGGCTCGGCTTCGACCAACTACCGCCAGAACATGCTCTTCCATGAGAACGCATTCGCTCTGGTGTCTGTCCCGCTCATCAGGCCTCCGGGCGCAGTGGACGTCGGCAGCGAGACCTACAAGGGAACGCACGTCCGCGTCATCCCGGTCTATGACGGCATCAACGACGAAAGCATGTGGCGCCTGGATGTTCTCTACGGCACGCAGGCGATCGATCCCCGTCTTGCCGTGCGCGAATCCGGCACGCCGTAACCTCCAGAAAGGACAACTCACATGGCACTAAAACAACTCTCTGATGGCGGCGTCGATGGCGTCGTCATGGGCCAGTCGGCCACGGACAAGGTCAGTCTCTACGGTGTCACGCCCGTAGCGCAGCGCACCAGCACAGTGCTGGCGACTTCGCTTCTGTCGGCTTCCTCCTACGTCTCGGTGGCGTCCAATACCGCGGCGATCCTGCTGGAACTGACGAATGCGCTGGTCGCGCTCGGGGCCTACAAGACCTCGTGACGAAAATCGTCATTGCGACCCCCAGCCTCGCCGGTCCGACCGAGCCCTATAAACGGGCTTTGGCCGGGTCGGCACCCCTGCTGGAAAACACCCACTTCATCGCCGAGGTTGGAAATCCATATATCTCGGCTGCGCGCGCGACGATGCTGCGCAAGGCGATGGACGGACAGGCCGATGTCGTCGTCTTCATCGACTATGACCTAAGCTGGAAGCCTGAAGATCTCCTCACCCTCATCAACACCCCCGGCGAAGTCGTCGCTGGAACCTATCGGTTCAAGAAGGATGATGAAGAATACATGGGCGGCTGGCACACCGATGCGACGGGGCGTCCCGTATTGCGCGATGACGGCTGCATAAAGGCCCATCGGATTCCGGCCGGCTTCATGAAGATCACCAAGGAAGCCGTGGATAAATTCATGCGTGCCTATCCTGAGCTGATTTACGGCTCACGCTATGCCGCGGCGGTTGATCTCTTCAACCACGGTGCGATCGACGGCGTTTGGTATGGCGAAGACTATGCCTTCTCCAAGCGCTGGACGGAAAAGTGCGGCGATATCTGGCTGATCCCCGACCTCGACATTGCGCATCACAGCAGCGATCGGGAATTCCCCGGCAATCTTCATGAACATCTGATGCGCCAACCTGGCGGAGCAAAGGCGGATTGCGATGCCGTTTAGCAATTATTCAGAGCTTCAAGCCTCCATTACCGACTGGATGGCTCGCAATGACGTCACCGCCAAGGCAACGGATTTCATTGCGCTTGCCGAAGCCGGTCTCAATCGCGAACTGAAGCAGGTAGGCACGACGGCTACACTGACAGGTGTTTCCGGTCAGAATTACGTCGACATTTCCGCTCTCCAGATGATCGAACCGAAGTCACTGTTCATTCAGGACACCGACGCCGAATACGAGATGACCAAGATGGAGCTGGGAACCTATACCCAGCACGAATTTTCAGGCCGTCCAAGCATCTGGTCGATCGAGGGCGACAGGATCGTCTTCGACAGGGAGCTTGACCAAGCGTACCCGTTCCGCTTCGTCTACACTGGACGCTTCGCGCTCTCCGTTGCTGCGCCTACCAACGATTTTCTCACGGAAAACCCCGATCTCTACATGGCCGCCTCGATCGTCTGGGGATCGGTCTATGTGAAATCGACCGCCGATATTTCGCTCTGGTCCAATCTGCTTGGGGCGTTCCTGGCTTCCGTCAAACATACCGAAGCACGCAAGGCTCGCGGTGACATGATCGTCGATCCGGCCCTGCTTGTGATCGGCAAGCGCTACTATGATCGGGATATTCTGCGTTGAACATCCCATTCCCTCCGTTCGAGCCCGACAGAAGCAATTTCACCGGCTCTGCCAGCGCTAACGCCGTCAATGTCCAGCCGGTGGCCGATGGATGGGGACCGATGCCCGATCTGGTGGAGATCTCACAGGCACTGGCCAGCGAATGCCGCGGCGCGGTCTATGTCAGGGATTCGACCGGGAATTACGTCATTATCGCCGGCACGGAAACGCGGCTCTATCGCCTCGATACCACGGATTACTCCTGGGACGACATTTCCGGCCCGAGCGCGCCCTATTCGGTGCCGCTTGGCGATGCCTGGGTGTTTACCCGCTTCGGAACGCAACTTCTCATCCACAATCTCAACAACCCGATACAGGTCTACGATATCGAGGCGGCCGGCGTCTGCGCCGATCTGGCAGGAAGCCCGCCAAAGGCCCGCTATTCGTGGGTGTCCGGTGATTTTGTGGTGCTTGGCTACCTCGAAGGGGCAAACGGCGAAAGAATCGTTCGCTGGAGCGGCCTGAACGACTGCGAATTCTGGACCATCGGCAAGAAGGGCGCGGATTTTCAGGAGTTGCCAGAGGGTGATGAGATCATGGGCGGCTTTGCTGATCAGGGCGGATTTTCCGTCATCCAGCGCGCCGCCATGCAGTTCTTTCCATTTGCCCCGAGTTCAGGCTTTACCTTCACCCGCAGTGTGTTGAACCCGAAGCAGGGAACGATTGCGCCGCGCTCCATCGTTTCGATCGGGCCCGGTAAATTCTTCTATTATTCCGAGGATGGATTTTTCGGTGGGGCTCAGCGCCAGCCGATAGGCGCCGAACGTGTCGACCGGTGGTTTCTGGAGCAGATCGACGAAAGCTATCTCGGTGACGTCCAGGGCGTAGCAGACCCGTATGAAAAGATAGTCTGGTGGAAATACCGGCAGGCAAACGGCCAATATCGCCGCCTCGGCTATGACTGGCAGCTTGACCGCTGGTGCCAGTCCGATCAACAGGTAGGCGAGGTAGTGGCCCTGACGACACCTGGCGTGACCTGGGATGGCCTTTCAGCACTCTACCCTGATATCGACGCCGTGGACGTGCCTTTCGACAGCCGAATCTTTCTTGGTGGCCGCCCGACGATGGCGACATTCACCACTGACAACAAGCTGGCGTTCTTCTCCGGCTCTCCGCTGGCTGCGACGATCGACACGGCAGACGTCGAGATCAACCAGACCTATCGCACCTTTATCTCGGGTATCCGCGTCGTCACCGATGCGCCGACCTATACCGTCAAGGACGGAACATCTGATTTTCATGGTGGGACGGTGACCTTTTCCAGCGCCAGTTCGCCCAATCGCGCCGGCCTCTGCCCGCTGCGCTCTGACGGACGCCTGCATAAGATCCGGCTTGAGATTGCCGCCGCTACGATCTGGAGTGTCGTTTCCGCGGCTAACGTGCCTGACAACAACATTACCCCGAGCGGGGAACAATAGCGATGAGCGTGAATGCAAACTACGGCGGCAACATCGCCAAGCCCGTTCATCTGGTGCTTGCCGGGACAACGACCACGCTTGTCGGGACGGCGATGACGGACAACTCCATGTCGCTGTCGTCATGGGCGTTCTGCAATCCGACCGGTGGCGCGGTGACCTGCGATCTGTTCTGGTACGACGCCGCCACGACAACAGAACGTCTGATCTGGCGCAAGTCCGTCGCGGCCAACGACACGACCATTGAATCGAACCTGCCGCTCCGCCTGTGGCCCGGTGACGAGATCAGAGCCAAGGGCGCGAACACTGTCACCGTGACGCTTACCATGACCATGAATCTGGTGAACTCGCAGTGAGGATTGCCATCGCGAATGCAGCCGAGGTCGACCAGTTCTGGCCAGCCTTCGCACAGCGCTTGCAGATCGCCTGTGACGAGACCGGCGGCGATATATCGAGCGGCGACCTCTGGCAGATGTGCCGATCGGGAAACGCCTTTCTCGTCCTCGTCCTCGATGACGCAGGCTTTAAGGCAGCTTTGATCATGCAGTTCCAGAAATGGACGGCAAAACAGGTGATGCGCTGCCTGGCGATCGTCGGTGACGACATGGCTGAATGGTTGCCGATGGCCCGTGACTTCATCGCCCAGATGGCAAGAGACGGCGGCGCGACAAGCTTTATCGCAGAGGGCCGGGAAGGCTGGACGCGCATCTTCCCGGCGGCAAGACGCCTTCGCACAACTTATGAGGTCGAAATCACGCCATGACCGGATCGAGCAAGCAGACAACCAGCAGCAGTTCAGCGCCATGGGCAGCCGCGCAGCCAGCCCTAAAGCAGGGCATCGGCGAGGCGCAGAAGCTGTACAACAACGGCACTGGCGCCCAGGTCTACGGCGGCTCAACCGTCATCCCATGGAACGGCGATACCCAGAATGGCATGGATGTAACGAGCCGAAGCGCCTATGCGAACGTCGATGGGCGAGGCCTATCCGGTCAATATCAGGGCGTCATCAACAATGGCGGCTATAATGCCGGCCAGCTTGAGGCGTTGAACAACACGCGCAAGGTAGCGAACGGCTCGTTCAACATCAATGAAGATCCAGGCTTCCAGCAGGTCGTCGATCAGGCCACGAATTCGGTGAACGGCAACGCCTCCGCAGCCGGCCGCTATGGCTCAGGGACGAACCAGCAGCTCCTCGGCAGCACGATCGGAGACCTTGGCGCGCGGCAGTTCCAGAACTGGCAGACGCGCAAGGATGCGGCGACGAGCAATCTTTTTAACATGGGCGGCCAAGGCTTCAACCAACTCGGGCAGGCATACAGCGGCATGCAGGCCCCGGCTCAGGATCTTATGAAGGTCGGCAGCATGAACGAGGATCTGGCCACGCGCCAGATGAACGACCGGCTCCGCGTCTTCAACGAGCAACAGAACCGCCCCTGGGAGAATTTGTCCCGTCTGCAGGCCATCGCGTCCGGCGCAGGCCAGCTTGGCAGCACGACGACGCAGTCACAACCGGGCCAAAATCCATGGTTGACAGCAGCGGGCTACGGCGCAACCGGAGCTGGTCTATTGGGGAGCTTCTTCTAAATGGCACTTCCTCCCTTCGCGAATGGCTTCCGCCCGTTTCTGCAGAACAACAGCGACATGCTGCTCCAGGCAGGCGCTGGCCTCCTTGGTGGCGCTACGGCTCCGCAGCAGGTCGCCGGACTCGCACAGGGCGTTGCAGGCGCACGGCAGCGCAACAAAACCATTGAGTTCCTTCGCCAGCAAAGCCCAGAGCTTGCGGCTGCCGTCGAGGCAGGATCTCTCACAGGCGGAGATGCCTACAAGCTGTTCTATCAGCAGAAGCTTGAAGCGGCCAAACCGCGGAACAATTTCATTAACGCCGGCAAGAACCTCTATGACACCAACACAGGGCAGTGGATCACCCCGCCGGCCGGGGCTGGTGGTGATGATCAAGAATATGGCCTGAACCCTCAATATGGCGTAGACGCTCAGGGGAACCCGGTCATTCTGCAGCTGAGCAAGGCAGGCACGTCCACGCAGACGAAGCTTCCTGACGGCGTCCAGCTTTCCAAGCAGCCGATCAAGCTGGACGCTGGAACAGAATGGATATTGCTTGATCCTATCAGCCGTCAGCCGGTCGGCCGCGTACCGAAGAACCTCGCCGAGGCCGCCTCTCAGAAGGAGATCGGGGAAGCCCAGGGCAAGGCGATTGCCGCAGCTCCCGGCGACCTTCAGGCTGCACAGAACGCCCTCGATACTGTCGAAAGCCTCCGCAGCGACCCGAACAAAGGGTGGGGGACCGGTTTTTCGTCAGTCTTCAATGCCATTCCCGGATCTCCTGGAAAGGATTTTCAAAAGAAAGTTGACCAGTCGACGTCTGGCGCATTCCTCACGGCAATCCAGCAGATGCGCGGCCTCGGCTCCCTTTCGAACGCTGAAGGCGCCACGGCGACTGCGGCTGTTGCTCGAATGGATACGGCCACCTCTGAAGAAGAATTCAACGCGGCGCTGAACGATTATGAAAAGATCGTCAAGCAGGGTGCGGCCCGTGCTCAGGCCCGCATTCAGCAGAGCGGCGGACAGGTTCAGGCTCCTCCCGGCATGACACCCCCCGGCGCAACCTCGTCTGGCGTAAAGTGGAGCGTTGAACCCTGATGCCTACACTCAACATTCAGGGCAAGCGCGTCAAGGTCGACGATTCCTTCCTCCAGCTTTCGCCCGAGGATCAGGCGAAGACGGTGGACGAGATCGCCGCACAGATGGGCGTCACGCCGCAGCAAGCCGCCCCAGAGCCCGATATGGCCCCGGAAGGCCAACAGTCGCAGGATCTGCGAAAGGATCTGTCTAACCTTTCCCAGCGCGTTACCGCCCAACCAAAAGGCGGGATTGTCGGTGCTACCGATGCTTTTGGCCGCGGAGCAGCAAAGATGGCTGGCCTTGGCTTTATGGACGAAATAGGGGCTGGTGCGCGGTGGGCAGGCGGCAAGATCTTCCCGTGGCAGCCTGAAGTGACATACGACCAAGCTTTGGCAGAAGTCCGTGGTGATGATCAGCGAGTTGCCGATGCTCATCCTGTTGCTGACGTCGCTGGCGGTGTCACTGGGGCCTTGGGACTCGGAGCAGGGCTGGCCAGAAGCGGTCTTAGCCCTACTGCCGCCGTCGCCAGCCGTGGGTATGGTCTAATCCCTACGTCTGTCGCGTCTGCCGTAGAAGGCGGCATGCTGGGAGCAACTCAAGGTTTTGGCGAAGGCCAGGGCAGCGAAGACAGGCTTTCGAAGGCCTCTAGCGGTGGGAAGACAGGCTTCGCGATTGGGGCAGTTCTCCCCGGCGTCATTTCTGCTGGCACAAATGCGGTCCGGCGCTTGATAACGCCGAATACGATAGCCGCTCCGCGCCAAGCTGCTGTAGACGCGCTGGCCCGCGAAGGCGTGGATGTCACTGCGGGGCAGGCTACCGGCTCTAATGGGCTAAGGTATGCTGAAAGCGAGATCGGCGGCCAAGCTGCGCAGAACGCCATGGATCGCCAGGGCGAGCAGTTCACCGCTGCCGCTCTTCGCCGTGCAGGCGCTAACGCCAACCGAGCGACACCTGAAGTAATCGACGACAATTTCAGGCGCATTGGTGGCGTCTTTGACAACCTCGCTGCCAACAACCAACTTATCCCGGATCGGCATCTTGCGCAGGATCTGGGGGCGGCATGGAATGACTATGCGGCTCTCGTTCCGCAAAACGCCCGCGCGCCGGTCGTGGAGAACATGATCCGCGATATCGCTCAGGCGGCCAACAATGGGCCGGTCGATGGAGCCGTATATCAGGCGGCCCGCTCAAGACTTGACAGACTTGCTCGCGGCGCAGCTGCTGACCCTCAGCTTCAGGAGGCACTATTTGGCATCCGCAACTCACTCGATAATGCTATGGAGCGCACATTGCTGCAGACTAACCCGCGCGCTGTGGCCCAATGGCGCACTGCTCGGCGTCAATATCGCAATATGCTCGTTCTGGAGAGATCAGTGACGGCAGCAGGCGAGAATGCCGCGCAGGGGTTGATATCTCCATCTCAGCTTCGGAATGCCACCGTGAATGTTCACGGACGCAGGAACTACGCCCGAGGCACCGGTGACTTTGCCGAACTTGCCCGCGCTGGTGAGTCTGTTTTGAAGCCAATGCCAAACTCGGGAACGGCGGGACGGTTCCGGGCGCAGAATATTGGGACTGGCATCCTCAGCACTATCGGCGCGGTAGGTGGAACGACTGCTGGAGGCCCTGTTGCCGGTCTAGCTGGCGCTGCTTTCGGCGCTCTTACTCCGCGTCTGATTGGGCAGGCAATGATGTCGCCTACTGGGCAGGCATATCTACGGAATCAACTTCTGCAAGGCAACTTGACGCCAGAGACCCGCGCGCTGGTCGTGAGTGCTCTCAACAGTCTGACGGCAGCAGAGCAGCCAAGGATAGCGCCTTAGAGGTCTCTGGCGCTCCCACCTGAAGACAAATGAAAATCGACGACAGTATATGCAAACATCACCCCGGTAATTACCCCGAGCGTGATCTGCCCCCAGTCGTAGCCGTCAGTAAGAGCCTGCAACACCCAAATCAGGCCAATAAAGGCCCAGACTCCAAGCCACCACTTCCCTAGCGAATAACGCCTACCGGGGCGCTCTGTCGGGTCGTGGTCAATAATCTTCGACAATCCAATATCCTTTGATGCCCTCAGACGCGGCATTTTACACGCAATCCATGGGGAATGCCAATGGCTGATTTCGATTGGTCGCCATATGCCGTGGGCGGGGCGACGAGGCCCGATGCCCTATCTGGCATGAACGCGCAGTTCAGGGCGGCTCTCCAAGGGCTTATCTCAACGGCTCCGCACGGCATCCGCGAGCAATTGCAGGTGTTTTCCGGGTATCGGTCACCAGCAAAACAGGCCGAACTCTATAACCGCGCGCTGCAGAAATATGGATCTCCGCAGGCGGCTCGCCAGTGGGTCGCTCCTCCGAACAAGAGCCAGCACAACAAGGGCATGGCCGCCGATCTGAAATACCTCTCTCCGCAGGCAAAGGCATGGGTGCGGGAGAACGCGCCAGCGCATGGACTTTCCTTCCCGCTCAAGAACGAGCCCTGGCATGTCGAACTAGCAACGGCACGCAATCCGAACGCCGCCAAGCCGCCAATGGACATCCCGAACGTTACGCCGTCCAGCGCCAGCCAGTCGCTCCTCTCCTACGACGCCGTTCCGACGCCAAGGCCCCAAAGCAGCCCGTTCGATTCCATCCTCTCTCCTTCCGCTCCGACCGAGCAGATGGCGACCTTCCGCGCCACGCCAACACCCGTTCAAAGGGAGGCATTGCCCGACGTGACACCCGCAAGATTCGATAACAGCCGCTTCGGCGCAGCTCCCGCCCAGACATTCGATCAATCCCGGTTTGGCAATCCCGCGCCCGCATCATCCTATTTCGACTATTCCGGCCTTCTCGCTGAACCAGATCAGCCGAGCCAATTCGATACGCAGCGGATGGCAACAGGACCAGTCGCAACGACACCACAGCAGCTCCAGCGCGGTCTTCTCGACCAGCAGCTCAACGCTGGCATCCTGCCCGATCTCATGGCACCCGCGACGAAATGGCCCGGGCAGGTCGCGCCAGCGACCACAGCAGCCATCGAGCAGCCGTCCATGGGCGACTACGAGCCATCCTCGATCAAAACGGCCCGCGTTCAAGCGCCAGAGGTCCAGAGCGGCCTTCTCTCGCAACCCGAGTATCAGCAGTTCCAGCAGCAGCAAGCACTTCTCGGCGGTCCGATGGCTCATTCCACGCCCGCTGAGATGCAGGCTATGGCAGCGCAGGTCAGCAAGGGGATGCAGAACCGGTCGCTCGGTGGCGGCTTGCTTGGCGGTCTCCTTGGCGGTCTCACGCTTGGCCCGATCGGCGCGATTGCCGGCGGGTTGCTTGGGCGGAACGTGGCGAAAAACAGCTACTTCCCGGATGCGCCTAAGCCTTCGGCAAACAGCAAAAATGATCGCGAACTAAACGATTACGGACGGTCCGTTTCTGGTTCTTCTGGTCAATTCTCCCGCGCTATGGCGTCTGGTGGAAAGGGTTTATACTGATGGCAAAGACCGACTTTCTGTCGTGGGACACTACTGCCGCGAATAATACCGACATCGATAGCATCGGCATCCAGGGCTCGAATGCGGTTTCGAATTTCGACAACGCTTTCCGCACCATCATGGCCCAGCTTCGCAGGGATGTTGACGGGAGAGTCGTCTACGCGTCGAAGTCCGGAAACTATACGGCGCTTGCAACCGACAATAATGCCGTACATCGCTACACCGCAACAGCGACAGTGACGTTGACCGCTGCGGCCACGCTCGCGACCAACTGGCACTACACCGCCACTGCCGATGGTGGAGCGGTTACGATCGATCCGAACGCCTCAGAGACCATCAACGGGCAGAGCACGCTTGTCATCCCGAATGGCTCTAGCGCAACGATCATTTGCGACGGCTCCAACTTCTTCACGGTCATAAAGCCGTTTAGCTGGGAATCGATCGGCTATTACACATTGTCTGCCGCTGCATCCCTCAGCATTACGAACCTCAGCGCTTTCAGGATGCTGCGGGTAGCGGGTTCGCTCCTTCCATCCGCTGCGACGGTTGGCCTGTTCATCAGGTCTAGCACCAATAATGGCTCATCTTATGATTCAGGTGCCGCCGATTACACCAACCAAACACTGGTGGGTGCCGGCGGCTCGGCTGCGGCTGCCAATACCACCGATTCAGGTTTGGCGATCACCAAGCAGACGCTTACTGCCATTTCCTTCGAGACGATCCTTTCCAATTTCAACGCGTCTGGCAACAACATGCATGCAAACTCCAAGGTGTATACAAACCTGTCCGCTGGCGGCGTGTCGACAGAAAGCAACGGCGCTCAGAGAACCTCAGGAACGGCCAGGAACGCCTTCCAGCTCTTCCCGAGCGGCGTGATTACCCTAACCGGAGCCGTAACTCTCGAGGGGATCAGAGGATGACCATGTTCAAGAACGTCAACGGCATCCAGACCAAGATGACGGCAAAGGAAGAAGCCGAATTCCTCGCGTCTGTCTCATCGCTTGCCCAGCCCAAGCTAATCGACTTTCAGATAGCGGTTCAGACCGTCATTGACGAAGCGGCTCGCTCCAAGCGGTTTAACGATGGCGTGGCGCTGGCATCGTATATCACATCAACGGTCGAGCCTTGGGCCGCTCAGGCACAGGCCTTTGTCGCTTGGCGTGATGATGTATGGCAGTATGCTTATTCTGAGCTGACCAAGGTGGAGGCGGGTGAACGTGAAAAGCCCACTGTGGCGGAATTCCTGCTGGAACTGCCTGAGATCGTCTGGCCGTCATAGACCATCTGCCCTGTCTGCGGGTCTGTGGTCGACGGTCGGATTCTCGGCGCACGAAGCGTTACCCGTTCGCCGTCATGCCACTCTTCGCCTGTTTGGTAATCATACGGCATCTTAATTATCCCCTGAGAGCGTCCAAGCTGTGGACGATAGCACTTTCTGGCGGGTTCCTGCAATCGATTGGAGACTTCTGAATGGGAACACGCCTTGGGCTGTTCGAGTACCTCGGCGATGACGTGGAAGCGTCTGAGAACTGGTGCACGCACTATCTCGATTATAACACGTCCGATCACGCCTATTCAGCCGAAAGCATTCAGGTTCTCGCTGGCGGCTCCGCGGTAAATGGCCCGGTGCGGGGAAGCTTCGCCCGGTCCATCTCCCTTTTCAAAGAGGGGTTCGGCGGCCCAAATGCCAAGGGCGGCGAACTGGACGGCCTCTATATCGTCGTGCGGCAGGATACCCGCGACGGCGTTGCGGCTGACGGTTGCGGCGTCCTCATCGACTATGCCGCTTTCGACAACCCGGGCTTTATCGGCGGTATCGAGGGCGCTACCTCGATGATATCCAAGGCTTCTAGCACGGTCGTTCGCCGCATCTCCTATCAGATAGGTTGCATGGATTACGCTTCTGGGGAAGGCGCCGTTCTGTACGGTAAAGCGCCACAGGGTGTTTCCCCGGTCAAAGATGGCATTCATCTGACGACCGAGGGGTCGAATTACTTTCAATATTGGATGCGGTTCCAGAACCCGAGCCACACGGTCTACAGCCTGGCCAAAAGCGGCATCGAGGGAATGGCCAGCTTCAACAGCGGGTCGACGGTCTGGCGCTATGTCGACAGCGCCGGGACGCTCCACTTCGTCAACAATAATATGACCGTCGATCTGGCATTGCTGGATCAGGCGGGGAACCTGAAATTGTATGGCTCGGTAGAGGCGGACTTCCTGGATCTGCCGCCCACGACGTCTGCCCCGCCCATCAAACAAGGCCGCATTTGGATGAATGCGGTAACGGGAAAGCTTATGATCTGCCGCGACAACGCGACGTGGACAGAAGTCTAAAGCCCTCATTCTGAATCGTTTCCCACAATCGGAGCCTCCCATGCTCGTCAGCAACTGGCGCGTGGTGGTCAAGCATGCCTGGTCCATCAGATTCATGGTCCTGGCGCTGCTCTGCATCATCATCGAGCCGATCTACACTTTCGTCGCCGCAACATGGGTGGCGAAAAACATCTACATCCAACTCGCCATGTCGGCGATCACCGGCCTACTTGCCGTTGCAGCGATCATCGCCCGCATCTTCGTTCAACAGAAAGTCTCTGGAGACCTCGCCAATGGCAAGCCGCCTGAAGAAGGGTAGCGCAATCGCCGCTGCTGCAATCGCATGTGTCAGCACCTTCGAAGGGCTGCGCACGGTCGCCTACCGTGATCCGATCGGAATCCCGACTGTGTGCTTCGGAGAGACGCGCGGCGTGAAAATGGGCGACAGCTACACCGTGGCTCAGTGCAAGGAAATGCTCGGCGACGGCCTCAAGGAGTTCGAGACCGGTATGCGCGCCTGCATGAAGCAGCCGGATCAAGTGCCAGCCGGCGCCTACGTGGCCTTCCTGTCATTCACATGGAACGTTGGCACCGGTGCCTTCTGCAAATCGACGCTGGCCCGCAAGCTTAACTCGGGTGACGTCGTCGGATCCTGCAACGAGCTGTTGAAATGGGATCGCGCGGCGGGCATCCGGCTTCCCGGTCTGACGAAGCGCCGAGTGGCTGAACGCGCCCTCTGCCTCAATGGGATCCCCACCTGATGTTTGGCATTTTCGACTACGTGAAGCTCGCGGTCGGCGTCCTTGCTGGCCTTTTTCTTTACCATCTGTATGCCGTGTCAATAGGGTATCCGAGCGCCGCGCGCGCCGCGCGTGCCGGCTATGTGCTTGTCGCCGAACGCACTGCAGCCGAAGCCAAAGCCGCGGAGATGGAGCGCCAGCGCAACGCAGCCGCCCAAGCCACCGAAGAGCACCGCAAGCGCCTCGAAGCCGCTGCAGCCCAATCCGCCAAATCCGAAATTACCCGCGAGGCCGAAATCCGTGGCTATGAACTGCTTCTCAGCGAAAAGAACCGCAAGTGCCTGGCTGATGCTGCTGATGTTGACTTCCTGCTCCACCACTGAGCGGCTGAACAAGGCCGCCACGACGCAGGGCGTGATCAAGGCATCCGTCGTTCTGCCTGACTATCCGCAGGACTGCCGCGCTCTCACGCCTCACGCAGCCGTCGACGTTGGCGCAGAGCTTCGTTCCGTGCTCGTCCGCGAGCGTGGACAGCTCGACAAGGCGAATGCGCGCGTAGGCCGCTGTGGCCAATTCTATGACGACGTGAAATCCAAATATGGAAAAAGCCCATGATGCTCGGCCTTGGACTATCGATTACGCAGCAGAGGGGCGCCGCAGCCCCCTTTACCGGCACTCCAGCAATGGCCGCTTTGACGGACCTCTCCGGCCTCGTCATCGATTTCGACGCGTCAGATGCAGCCACCATCACGCAGGCCGCTGGTCTGGTTTCTCAGTGGAACAACAAGGGCTCCTACGGCGGCAATGCCGTTTCTACCGGTTCGAACAGGCCGACGACCGGCACTCGGACGATGGGCACCCTTAATACGTTGGACTTCAACAGCTCGAACCACCTCGACATGTCTGCCGAAGTCTTGCCGATAACGGCTGCGGCTAACTGCCAATTTCTGGTGTGGGACAACGATCTGAACGCTACCGCAGCATTCCTCCACCTCGGGCAGAACACCCTTGCTGGTAGCGTGCGGGCGGGACTCCAGGTCGACGTGGGCAACGTCGATAACCGAATCTATCAGTATGCCGGCGCTTCGGCGATCACCGATCCGAACGCCCCCGAGAGTGATGGGCCGGCTATCACCTGTCTGCGCGCAGAGCCGACAGTCGGAGCGTCGGCGGCTGTGGCTTACAACTACGTCAACGGGATCACGCGAGCCGGCGCGAACGGTGCGCCAACCTATGGCGCTATGGGTGTCTGGCGCATAGCCGGAGACCCTGACAACACGTCGGCCCGGTGGAATGGCGCTATCTCACAGATCGTCGCCTACAATCGCAACATGACGGTCGACGAACAGGCGCTGGTCGAAGGCTATCTAGCCTGGAAGTGGGGCTTGACCGCCAACCTGTCGGCATCGAACGAGTGGAAGACGAAAGACCCGAGGGCAACCGCTAAGACGAACAACATCGTCGTTTGGGGCAACAGCTTCACGCAGAATGCCTGGATACCCGGGCAGGAGTGGACCACTCTGCTGCAGACAAACTCGGGCCGCAAGGTCTCAAATCAAGGCGTCGGCGGTGAAACTTCCGACCAGATTTGCGCTCGATCGGTGATCGACAAGAAGTTCTATGACCGTATCCGCATTATCGAGGTCGGCACGAACGGCGGCAGCACGCTGGCCAAAATCGCGGAAATGCTCGCCTACCAAACCCCCAGCAAATTTATCATCTTCGGCACGTTCCGCTCGGTAAACGAGGAGGTCGGGCAACCCTCCTACGACGCCAAGGTCGCCCTCGACGCTTCAATCCAGGCCGCCTATCCCGACAATTACATGAGCCCTATGGAACTGGCAGTGGAGCTTCAGGCTCCTGGGCAGGTCTACGCGAATTCGACGTTTTACGCCAAGCGCGTGATCCAAGACGCTCTCCGAGCCGATACCATCCACTGGACCGCCCCGCTGATCGCCTACATCGACCAGTGGGTAAGGGATTTCATCACAGCCAAGGGATGGTAGCAGCAAGCGGGCGCCCGATCTGTTCTAAGCAGACCGAGCGTCCTGACCTTCACGATTTCACTGGATCGCGACGGCTGGAACGCATGTTCCCAGTCCAACCTTTCCTATCGGTTAAAAAGCATGACAGGGCATAGGGCAGGGCGCGCAGGAAATGGACGGAGATTACATGCAATTGCCAGAGCGAAGCAAAAGGTTCGAGTGGAATTTTAACACACTCGTCGTCGTCGGCGGGCTCAGCTTTGCCACGGCGGCTAATATCGCCGTCGCCGCGATCTCGTGGAACGACACGAAACGAGACATCCAGGACATCCAGGATAAGCTCAAGTCGGAAACCGATCGAGGCATCAAAGCCGATATCGACCTGAACAAAGCCGTCGCCGATATCGCGCCGCTGACCTTTCAGACAACTCGAGCTATTGAAGGCGTGGCTGAGAATAAGAAGGGCATCGAGGCTTCCAATGCCCGGATTGACCGCGTGGTGGAATCGCTCGGGGGCAAGCTGGATACCGCGATCGAGAGCATCAACAAGGTCGCTACCCGCGTCGAGGTGCTGAGCAGTAAGCTCGATGACGCGCAGACGAGGGCGAACAAAACGCTGTGGCGAACGCCGATCATGCGGCCTTAAGCGAGGCGGGCGGCTATGAGGAGGGCGTGAGGGGTGTAGCGCGAGAACATCTATTCCTCGTACCAATCGAGAACGCTGGATTTTGAACTGGCCCGCAACGCTTTGAGAAATTCAATGTCATCGGCAGTGACCCAGATGTCTCCATATAGCATCCTGACCGTCCTCGGCTGCACGACGAGAACCGTCAGAGTCTGCGGCCCGTCCTTGTCTAAAGCCTCTTCGATCTCTTCAATCGTCGTATAACTTCCGTGCGTCCCGCTGGTCGAGAACATGCAAAAGTTCAATGGATCGGTTTTTGCATCGGGGAACATCTTGCGAAGATCCTCAACGCCAGTCCCCTTGTCGAGCTTGTCGATGCCGTAAGCCGGAGTAACTAAAACGCTCATTCCTTCTCCCCTTCCTGTTCCTTGAGGGCGGCATTCACCATAGCGGCATAGAATATGGCAGCATCGGCAGCGTGAAGATCAAACTTATCTTCCTTCGCCCATTCTACCGCTGATGCTCTTGGGTGGCCATAATACGCTTCTCCTCCTGCCTCCACCATCGCCTCGGTAGGCTCGCGTAGGGGTTCGATCGCTGCTCTTGCCTGATCAACGAAGATGTTGCCGCCTGTGCAATCTCCGAAGACGTATTCAGGACTGCATGGTTTCCCGTGGTAGACTTCGGCAAGCCTCATCGCCAAGCGATCGATCATGCTCATTGGTTTCTCCATCCTCATTGCTCCTTATAGAACATCCCGGCGAAAGAATTCGAGTACCTCTTGCGGCATCACCGAATCCGCCAACGGGTGCTGGCCGTCAGGCAGGATAAATTGCTCAGGATGCATCACGGAATCCTTGTGGACGTCCTCGATTATGGTGGCGACAAGATCGCCGTTAGATCCGCGGATCTCAGTCCCTGCGTCGTAACTCTTTGGCCATCGCAGCAT